ATTAGACCATGTGGGCGCTTGTTATCTTTTAGATATTACTATTCAATATTACCAAAACACTTATCAGAAAAGCTTTTTACAAGGCCTGAACTTGGAATCACATCGTATCTTAAAGTATTCTGTTTATTGCACCCCCTTAATAGTGTAGGGATACAAGCACCGGGTCTATAATCCACTTACAAAGCATCTATAAAAATGAGTCCTTTCGTAAGCTTTGCCAATCTCGCTTTCGTTAGATTAGCTGGTGCTGCTTTGGTAATCGTTTGCTCTGTTGATTTGGGCGGATTGTTTTACGATAGTTACCGAGAATATCGGTTATTTAGTGTGAATTTCAGAGGAAAAAAAAGGCTTAGGTAGAGTTTCTGCTGAAGCGTGATTATTTTAACAACCACCAGAAACATCTCCTAAACCTTTCCTATCATCTGGGCTTCAGTCCAAATAACGTAGTTAGTATAGCATAGTTATTATTTTAAGTGCAAGTAGGCTGATTCATTTGAAATAGATTGTCTTTTTATCGAATATTACTTGCTATAATAATTTTATGCTCTATCATTACAGGTAAATCAACAAAGGGAGAATAAAAATGAGTCTTAAAAAGGTAGTTAGCTTTAGCGGTGGAAGAACTAGTGCATACTTATGTAAATTAATGAAAAATTTATATGGTGATGATGTTGACTTCATTTATATGGACACGGGTATGGAACACCCCAAAACCTACGAATTCATTAAACGTGTTAATAAGGAGTTCGGGCTTAATTTGACTTGTTTAAAAACAAAATTCAACCAAACACTAGGCCAAGGCAATACCTATGAAATTATTGATATTGAATCACTATGTCATGACGGTAATCAATTTAGGCAAATGATGAAAAAATACGGAACACCTTACAATCCCGGTGGAGCTTTCTGTACTGACAGATTAAAACTTGTTCCTTACAACAAATATTGTAATGAAAAATATGGTAAAAAGTCTTATGTAACCTATTTAGGGATTAGAACTGACGAACCAAAGAGGCTAAAGCCAAAACCTTATTATGAATTTATGGTAACTATAAGTGATTTTGATAAGCAGGATGTACTTGATTGGTGGGCAGAGCAAAGCTTTGATTTAGAATTGTCGGGAGAACATCTTGGTAATTGCGTATTCTGTATAAAAAAAGGAAATAACAAAGTAGCTTTGGCAGCTAGGGAAGAGCCAGAATTAGCAAAGCAGTTTCTAGATTTACTTAATGAAGATTCTGTTCGTACAGTAAAAAAAAGAAAATCACCGCCACTTGAAATGTATCGAGGAAGGCTTAGTTTTGATGGTGTTATGAAGTCATTCTCTGCACATAGTGATGATGAAATACGAGGCACAATTAGGTCTATGAGAAGAAATGACACAAATTCATGCTCTGAATCATGTGAAGTGTTTGGTGAGCAAATAAATTGGCTTGATGAGTAAGGATAATAACAATGAACGCGGAACAAGTAGAGAGCGACACATTAACAATACTGTTAGCAAATAGGATTCACTCTAATTTAAACACTAAAGCTAGGGCTATTAAGATATCAAAATGCTGCAAAAAGATTAGGGACAAAACAAGTGATGAGCTTTTATATGATACTTGCCGTAATATAATCTTTGCCACATCATCTGGCAGGTACGCAAAGGTGATAAAATCAATAACGCTAGCAGAACTTAACTACACAATGAACTACTCAGGAGAATAAGATGAGCGAACACACAATACAGATAAAGAAATTAGATGACGAAGCTATAACACCTATTCTAGGTTCTAAGGATTCAGCAGGCCTAGACTTATCTACACTAGAGTCTGTTGATATACCTGCCGGATGTCGTGCATTGCTACGAACGGGTATAGAAATTAAAATACCCAGTGGCATGGTTGGCTTGATTTGGCCCAGAAGTAAGTTAGCAGCCAAGAAAGGTGTAGCTGTATTAGCTGGCGTTATAGATGCTGATTACCGGGGCGAGGTGATGATATCACTGTTAAATACTTCTGATACTGTACTAGAATTGCGAAAAGGTGACAAAGTGGCACAGATGATTGTACAAAAGCACTATAGCTTGCTACCTATCGAGATTGTAACTGAGCTAGATGATACCGAACGAGGCGTTGATGGTATTAACTCAAACGAAATGAGATTGAATTAATCTTGCTAATACTTAATCAAGTGCTATAGTTTAATTAACTTAACAAAAGGAGAATAACATGAACGTATTGAGTTTATTTAATGGTATGAGTTTTTGCCGCATGGCTTTGAACACTTTAGATGCACCAGTAACAAAGTATTACAGCAGCGAGATAGACAAGTACGCCAACCAAGCAGCACAGGCATTATTTCCAGATACAATCCAGTTGGGTGATGTTACCCAGTGGCGCGATTGGGATGTTGACTGGGCTAGTATTGACTTGGTTACGGGTGGCTTTCCATGCCAAGCTTGGAGTGTGGTAGGTGAGCAGCTAGGCGATAAAGATGAGCGAGGTATGCTATTTTGGACGATGCTAGATATTATCAAGCACGTTAAATACTTAAATCCTAAAGCTGATTTCATGATTGAAAATGTAAAGATGAAAAAGGAATTTGAAAAATACATTACAACTCACACCGAAAACGCTTTAGGTGAAGTTCACAAGATTTTAATTAATAGCGCTTTATTATCAGCTCAGAATCGAAACCGTTATTACTGGACAAGTTTTAAGGTTGAACAGCCAGAGGATAAGGGTATTTTATTAAAAAATATTATTGAGCATGTCACTGATGATAAATACATTGTTTCAAATAAAATGATGAATGGTTTTTTTAATAAGAAAGGAGATTTTGGCAAAAGATTTAAACCTTTAGAAGTTAATAAATCTAAAAAAGCCAACACCTTAACGGCTAGATATTTTAAAATGGCAATAACCGATAATTACTTAACCATGGGCGTTACAGATTTAAATGGTTATGGTATTACAACAAGAAAACTAACACCGCGAGAATGTTTTAGGCTTCAAACAGTGCCAGAGCATCATATTGATACTTTATTAAACGCTGGCATTAGCAACACACAATTATATAAAATGTGCGGTAATGGCTGGACACATGACGTTATAGTACATATATTTAAAGACTTAACCAGAGGAGAATAACATGGAATTATCAGAGTATAAGTCAGGGCAAGGAATAAAGTACACAAGACAATTAATGAGCCGGGATATTGTTTATACAGGTTCAATTTTGGAAGTTATTGAAGTTGATGGTGAGTCGGCTTTAACAGTTAAAATAGACCATCAGAATCTTATCTATATTGTCACTGCCGATGAACCCGGTAAACTTGAGTTAATGGGTGATTTATGAGTGATATAGTTGAAAGACCTAGCCATTATCAATTAAGTGATGGTATTGAGGCCATACAAGTAATTGCTAGCGCATTAACCAAAGAAGAGTTCCACGGTTACTGTTTAGGTAATACATTAAAATATAGATTACGGGCAGGAAAGAAAAACGAAATTGGCGAAGATATCAACAAAGCTAATTATTACCAAGAGCTATATAAAAAGCACTCTTACCTATGCAGACCAACAAGGATTACAGGAGAATGATAGTGTGGTATCAAGAGAAAGCGAAGTTTCATTACAAGCAGTGGGAAACAGCAACAGAGCAAGGCAAAGAGAAAGCAGCTAACGCACATATGGTAGAATATCTAAACTATCAATCTGAAGTTGAGCGACTTAAAAGCCAGTCAGTCGAGTAAATAAAAAGCCAGCTAATAACTGGCTTTCAATTAATCATCATAATAATCTCTCTTAGACTCATTTAGTTCTTTTAGCTCCTCTATTGCTCTACGCGTCTTAGGGCGGTTTATAGCCTCTAATTTATCTGCTAATAGCTTTAGTCGTCTAATCTCACATTCAAGCTCTATCTGCTCGTTTAACTCCTTGCTGATTCCATCCATTACATTCATCCGGTTAATTTATTATTACGCCAATGATAACACCTTTTAAATTAATTTAAAATAAACGTAAATAAACCTTGCACTATGTTAATAGCTAATCTATTATTTGTGTATTCCAAGTGATTAGGGTCGCAACCCACACACTGGTACTAAATAAAATTAAAATGAGGTTGCACTAATTAAGGAGAATGTTATGTTTGCATGGTTTAAAAGGGACACCGTACAGAAACGCAAATTCAAACTAGCTAGGGAAGCAAAAGAGCGTAGACTAGCAGTCAAGGAAGAAAAGAGGCTTGAAATGATGAAGTTTTCAAGCTGGGATATTAACACCAAATAAGGATAATCAACATGTCATACGAAAACGATATAAAATCATCACTAGCAGAACTTGAACATGGCAACCTAATGTATAACTCAGGCTTAACAAACGGCAAACGATTAGCGTTATCAATCATAGAGTTAAAGTTATTAGAATCTAACATTGTAGCAACAGACGAATTATTTGACTTACTAGCAGAGCTTAGAGGTGAATTCAATGACTTGGAGGAATTATAATGGACAAAGAAATGACAGCAGAGCGGTACGAAGAAGAAGCTAAAGCAGACCACTACACATACATACCCGGAGAGTTATACTAATGAACAAATCAGACTCAATCAAAAACCTAGCAGTAGCTATGTGTGGTGCACAGGCGGAAATGGGCGGAGCAGCTAAAGGTGCTGCTAATCCATTCTTTAAATCTAAGTATGCTGACTTAAGCTCAGTAGTCCAAGCTATTAAAGAACCATTTGCTAACCACGGATTAAGTTATGTGCAGTTCCCGGTAGAAGATGGTGGCAGAGTAGGCATAGAAACGATTCTAATGCATGAATCAGGTGAGTGGCTATCAAACTCCTTTACTGTACAGTTAACCAAGCAGGATGCACAGGGAGCAGGCTCAGCTATTACATATTGTAGACGTTATGGATTACAAGCAGTGGCAGGTATTCCAAGTGAAGATGACGACGGTAATGCGGCAAGTAAACCCAAAACACCAACCAAGGCCGATATGGCATGGGTTGATGCTATCAAGGGACTTAAGGCTACATTGGATAATATTGAGGACCCTAATTACAGAGCTTACATCAAGGGTTTACTATGAAAATAATTACAACGTGTGAACAAGGCTCACCAGAATGGCTAGAAATGCGCCTAGGCAAGGTGACAGCCTCACGTATTAAGGAGGTGCTAGCTAACGGCAGAGGTAACGCACCCAGTAAGATGGCTGAGTCTTATATGATAGAGTTAGTAGCTGAGATATTAACAGGTGAGTCTAAGCCATTCTTTGAAAATGATGCTATGAGGTGGGGAACTGAGACAGAGGATGAAGCAAGAGCGGTATACTCTATCAGGAATAGTAGATTTGATGTAGAAGAGGTTGCTTTTATAGAGCATAGCGAGTTTATCGGCATGTCTCCGGATGGATTAGTTGGTGATGATGGATTGTTAGAGATTAAATGTCCAAATACAACTACGCAGCTTAAAAGAGCTTTGTCAGATGATTATAGTAAAGACTATAAGGCACAGATTCAAATGCAGTTATGGGTGTCTGGACGCGACTGGTGCGACTTTGTAAGCTTTGACCCTAGATTAGATTGTGCTGCCGGGTATTTAGAGCAAAGAGTGTACCGGGACA